TGCTGAAGCTGAACAACGCGACGGCTACGGTGTGGGGAAACTACATCGCAGAACAACTGGCGTTTGAACTGGACAGTGACCGGATGCTGGGGTGGCTTGAGGAGCATTCCAGGATCCAGGCGGAGTATATCAACGGGTTTACCCGGGACCAGATCGGTAGGGCGCTGATCGAAGAGGAGCCCAGGGACGCGGTGCGGCACGTGTTTGAGGTGGCGATCGCAGCACGGGCGATTGAGATTGCGGTCAGTGCGGTCACGAGCGCGAGTGTATTTGGATCAAACGAGGCCGCCCAACAAGGCGGGTTGAAGACGAAGACCTGGCAGGTGAACAGCTCGAATCCGCGAGATGAACATCTGGCGATGAACGGGGAAACGGTCGGGATCGGGGAGCTGTTCAGCAATGGCATGCGCTGGCCGGGTGATCCTGCCGGTGGGGCTGATAACAACGCGAATTGTCAATGTAGTGTGACGTTCGGACGGTGAACATGAAACGATGTTCTCGTTGTGGAAATGACAAGCCATTGGAAGAATTCCACAAAAACAAACGGATGGCAGATGGACACGCTAGATATTGTAAAGCATGTCAAAAATTGGCAGCTCACGAGCATTATGTACGGCATACTGAGGAGATTAAAGCACGAGTAGCTGAATATCGTGCTCGTGATCCAGAGGCTACACGGGAGCGGCGACGGCAGGAGCATATAAGACATGCCGAAAGAAACAGAGCACGCGCTCGGAAATGGGCTGCTGACAATCGGGAACGAATGCTAGCAAATAAGCGTAGATACCGCCGTGAACGACCTGACGTTTGGCGTAAAAACAATGCGCTGAGAAGAGCGCGTAAGAAGGGTGCTGCGATATTCGGGAAAGTTGATTTTGACGCCGTGTTGGCAAGAGATGGTTTAGTATGTTGGATCTGTGGAAAACACATCGACGCTGATGATCTGCAGTTTGATCATGCTGTACCACTTAGCAAAGGTGGGGAGCACTCAACTCGTAACGTCAGGGTTGCGCACCAATTCTGTAATTACAGCAAGCATGACAGGCTCGTTACTCACCAAATGATTTTGATATAGGGGGATTAAGAGATGAAGCACAAGGTATCTGCAGGCCCAATTCGTTTCAAGTCCGATGGTGACACCGGAGAGTTCCAGGCGGTTTTCTCTACATTCAACGTGATTGACCTTGACGGAGATGTCACGCTACCTGGCGCGTTTGAAGATGGTCAAAAAGTTCGCGTCGCATATTGGGGTCATCGCTGGCAGGATTTACCAGTGGGGAAAGGCGTAATTCATGCCGACGATGAAAAGGCGTGGATTGACGGGCAATTCTTTTTGGATACTGACGTTGGGCGCGAAACATACCGGACTGTCAAGAATCTTGGGGACTTGCAGGAGTACAGTTATGGGTATGACATAATCGAAGCCGATATTGGAAAGTTTGAGGAACAAGATGTTACATTCCTCAAGAAGTTGACTGTACACGAGGTTTCGCCGGTGATGTTGGGTGCGGGGATCGATACGAGGACCACGGACATCAAGGCGCTGAAGGATGTGCTGGCAGGTGATGGCAAAGACGAGGCGCTGCAGGAGTTACACGATATGTTGATCTCGCTGGGCGCGAAATGCGCCGAGCGCGAGGACGAGGGCGAGGGTGACGATGCGCCACCTAGCGGTGGCGAGGGGCACGGCAAGGCCGGAGACGGTACGCCAAGGACCGCTAAATCAAGCACGCTGGCTGCTCGTGTGGCAATCGAGTTATTGGAATCGGATTAAGCGGGCGCGGTGACCGCGCCCCTACAACGTGGGCGGGTGCCTACCTATGACGGCAGGAACCGCCCCTACGATGGAGGAATAACGTGAACCTAAAGAAACTGAAGGAGAAGCTGCAGAAGCTGCTCCTGGACGCGAAGGCCATCGCTGAACTGGCCGAAGGCGAAGAGCGCGAATTCACGGCCGATGAGCGGCAGAAGGTCGCGAACTTGATCGAGGAAGCCGGCAAGGTGAAGTCCCAGATCCAGGAAAAGGAATCGGACGCCGATCTCGTCAAAGAGATCGCTGCGATGGGCGAGGGACTGGAGATGGAACAGACGCCCAGTGGGCTGTTCGTGCCTGCTCCTGCTGGTCGTGGGAAGACGCTAGGTGAACAGTTCGTGGGCGCGAAGGCGTTCCAGGACTGGTACAAGAACATCGCACCCAGCGGGCACATCGGACGCGGAGCCAAGGGGCTGACCTCGCCGCCAGTGGAGTTCAAGACGCTGTTGACCGGCGATAGCTCCACAAGCGCCGGTGCGTTCGTCGAGACTGACTACACCGGAATCTACGAGCCGCTGGGCCGCCAGGCTCTGACGCTGCGCGGGTTGATCTCGTCGCGGCAGACTGGTAGCGACCTGGTCGAGTTCGTGCGGCAAACCGCGGTTGTGTCACAGGCTACGGTAGTGCCTGAGGCCAACGTCACGGATTACGCCGGTGCTACCGGAGAGGTCAGTGGTGAGAAACCGGAAGGCGCGATGACGTTTGAACAAGTCACCGCGGCGGTGAAGACCATCGCTGTGTGGATTCCAGCAACGAAGCAGGCGCTGAGCGACGCTGCTCAGATTCGGGGCATCATCGACGAGGAACTGCGGGCTGACCTGGAAGAGGAGCTTGAGGACCAGATCGTCAACGGTACCGGGACGGGTAACGAGTTCACGGGCATCCTCAGCACCTCGGGGATTCTGTCGCAGGCCTGGGACACGGACCTGCTGACCACGACACGGAAGGCAATCACCACGGCCAGGACAACTGGTCGCGTGAGTCCTACCGCGTGGTTGCTGAATCCGACCGACTGGGAGACGATCGATCTCCTGACCGACGACAACGGCCAGTACCACTTCGGCGGTCCTGTGCGAATGGGCGTCAAGACGCTGTGGGGTCTGCCTGTCGTCGAGAGTGAGACGATCGACCAGGGGACCGGGCTTCTCGGCGACTTCAAAAAGGCCGTACTGTGGGACCGCGAGCAGGCGAGTTTGCAGGTGAGCGATTCCCACGAGGACTTCTTCATCCGGAACATGGTCGCGTTCCTGGCGGAGATGAGGGCGGCCTTCGGGTTGATCCGTCCTTCGGGATTCGTAGAAGTCGAGATGGAGAGCGGTAGCTAGACTACCGGACGGAGGGTAACTGAGTGACGGAGCTGCGTGTAAACGTCGTATGTCGAAATTTCAACAGTGATCGCATAATCCCGCGGATGGCGCGCGCATTGCGGGATGAATTGGGATGGACGTTGAGCGCAGCTCCGTCTTCGGAAGCTGCCGGCAGGATGCCGGATGTTATTTACCTGAGCGGATATTTCGAGTCGCAACGGTTATCGCCGTGGCCAGAATGCCCGGTTATGAGCTATTTCACGCATCGCGAGGAGGAGCCGCCAGGAAATGACAAGGCGAAGCTCTTCGATACGGTCGCGGGGATGGTACAGCTCAGGATTGCGACGTGCAAGCTGTACGCGGATTATCTGAGCGCGTACGGTCCCACGGTCCAGGTGAGTGCGCCGCTGGAGCGGGATCATTTCACGCTGGGGAAGCGGTCGCGGCATCGCCGGCCTGTGGTGGGATTCAGCGGCTACACGTACAAGAACCGGCGCAAAGGCGAGGACCTGGCGCGGGGATTGGCAGAGTCGGATATGGCGATGCGGGTGGAATGGCGGGCCTCGGGCCGGGGCTGGCCGGTGACGACGACGGGGTACAAGTGGTCGGAGATGCCGGCGTTCTATCAGGGTTTGGATGTGCTGGTGTGCCCATCACGCGTGGAGGGTATCCCGATGCCGCCCCTCGAGGCGCTGGCGTGTGGGACCAGCGTTGTGGTCCCTCGAGGCGTGGGACTGCTGGATGAACTACCAGACGTGCCGGGGATCTACCGGTTTGAGCGTGGCGATTTGCCGAGTCTGCTGGAGGCGTTGGAACGTGCGGCGTTTCCAGATGAATCGGCAGACCGTGAGGAATTGCGAGCGGTGACGGAGCCGTATTCGGTGGAGAACTGGGTACGAGATCACGAGCGAGCGGTGGAGATGTTGAGCGCTGGTGATAATGCAGGAATTGAGGCAGACCGTTTGAACGTTGGAACGTTGGAACGTCAAAACGTTAACCCGGAGATTGAACCTGTGGACTATGGGACCGGATCGACGCGGGGCATCTACTGTGTGGCATTCGGCGGGCCAGCGCGGGAATCGTGCGCGCGGATGATGCGCAGTGCAAAAGAGCATATGCCGGATATTCCGATCGCGCTGTGTGCGGCCTCGCCCATCGGCCTGGAGGACGTGTTGATCACGCAACCCGATTCTGACATCGGAGGACGGCGGGCGAAGCTAAAGGCGTACGAGCTGACGCCGGCTGAGTGGGACGCGGTGTTGTATCTGGACGCGGATACCGAGGTGGTCAACCCGGTGTATGAGTTTTTCGAGTGGGTTGAAGACGGCTGGGAAATGGCGATCTGCAAGGACATCGCGCCGAACGATTTGCTGGGACACATCAAGGCGAAAGTTCATCCGCCAGAGGCAACGGAGACGATGGAGGTCACGGGTACGTGGAACGTGCTCCAGCTCAACGGAGGTGTGTGGTCGTTCAGACGGTGTGACGCTGTGAGAACCTTTTTCCGGGCGTGGTGTGTGGAGTGGGAACGGTGGGCGCAGAGGGACCAGGGCGCGCTGATCCGGGCGCTGTATACGCATCCGCTGAAGCTGCTTCTGCTTGGCTCTGAGTGGAATACGTTCCCGAAGTTTCAGCCGAACCAGGAAACGGCGGGGATCCTGCATTTCCCCGGGGAGGCGCGACGGTGGGGCGGACAGATCCGCGGCCGGCTGGACGGTGACGAGGCGTGGGACGCGACGAGGCGGTTTGAGGCACGGCGAGGAAATAGGTGATGGACAAGTTAAATTTGGGCGCCGGCAATGATCTGATCACGGATGCGGTGAATCACGACCTGATCAAACACCGGCCAGAGATCGACGTGGCGCACGATTTGAACGTGTACCCGTGGCCGTGGGATGATGAGAGTTTCGACGTGATCAGCGCGAAAGCCGTGTTGGAGCATCTCCGGGATCCGCTGCTGGTCTCGGTCGGGGAGTGCTGGCGAATCCTGCGACCGGGCGGGCTGCTGTATATGAAGCTGCCGATGTGGGATCACGAACGGAGCTACGACGACGTGACGCACTATTGGCGGTTCACGCTCAGGAGCTGTGACGTGTTCGATCCGGACACGGACTTCGGCAGGAGATACGAATTCTACACGGATCGGAAGTGGAAGATCATACATCCGGCCGTGCTCAACAAGGCGGGGACTTCGCTGCACATCACTATGGAGGTGCGTAAGTGAACCGGCTGGTGATGGGTGGGACCGAGGCCGGCTTGCTGGGGCAACTGCGGTTTAAGTTCCCGGATCCTCCGCGGCTGCCGGATACGCGAATGGAGATGCTGCCGTACCAGATGGTGGCGCTGTGGGGACTGGCCCGGGACCAGTGCTGGAAGGGCGGGCGAATCCTGGAGATCGGGACCGGCTGCGGGGGATCGGCGTATATGCTGGCGAAGGCGGCGCCGAAGGCAACAATCACGACATTGACTGTTAGCCAGGCCGGGGGCCAAGAGGCTGTAGAGCTGATGATCCGGCATCATCTGGGGAATGTCCAGGTGCTGCTGAGGTCGTCGGCTGAATTCCTGGCGGAGGACGGCTGGGAATACGATATGGTCTACATTGACGGGAACCATAACGCGATCACGGAGGACCTAGAATGGTTCAACCGGCTGCGGCTGCGCGGGCTGCTGCTGTGCCACGACTACTCAAGCGAGCAGAGCCGGCGGGCAAGCCCGGTCGTCTACCGGACACTGAATGAATTTGCGGAACGGCTGGGGCGACCGCTGGACGTGGAGATCGTGGACACTGAGCACACGGGTATGGCAGGATTCTATCGCAGACAGGGGGAAACGTGGACCCACTAGGCCGAGGCATCGTGCTACTCGAGGAAAACGCGGATATCGAGAAACAGGCGAAACGGCGGGGCCTGGCGATCACGGTATGGGACCAGTGGACGATCTCATACGAGCGGACGCTGTTTGTATCGCCAAACACAAAAGTGCCGTGGGATCTGCTCGATGCCGGGTTTGGGCTGCTGGAGCGCTGGGACGTGGCGGTGCCGCTGGGGGTGTACGGGACACTGGCGCGGGACGTGGGTGGCGATACCGAGCGCAAGGCGACGAAGCGACGAACGCGGGACTTGCGGATGCTGCTCTATGACACAGGCCTGCTATTTTCACGGCAAAACGAGCCGGCTCAGGAACTGTTGAGCCTGTGGCGCGATGAGTGTATCAATGGAGCTGATGAGCGGCTGGCGTTTTTGCGGGCGGTGTACCAGGTGAAGCCGCGACTATGCCCGCTTCCGCGGGTGTGGCTGATGGACGTTCCGGCCGTGGCGCGATCGAGACAGGAGAGACGGAAGCGACCGGGCAATGGATTGATCCGGGTGGAAGTGGCGCCGGGACGGTACGTGAGGTGTGCGCCGGCCGACGTGGAGAAGGTAAAGAAGATGCACCAGGATAGACGGAGGCATAGGTGATGTTAGTAACATCGAGGCGGGATAAAGCGTTTGACCAGGGCGAGAAGGTATTGATACCAGTTCCAGGCAAGCCGGGCGTGAGCATCAAGATGACAAAGGCAGAGGCGAAGGCGCGGGGGTTGCTGCCGGGGACTCCGCGGACTGCAGACAGTCCGGAGACGAAGGAACGAAAGCCGTCGCGTAATAAGGGGCGGAAGCCGGATGCGGAGAAGGAGTAATGGCTGAGTACATTGTGAATCCAGGGGATAGCCTGCCTGGCGCTGTGGAGATGGCTGGAGCCGGTGACATTGTCAGATTGATGGAAGGCGTACACCAGGCCCCAGTTGTGGTCAGTGGCCGGAACTACACCAACGATTTTCCCTTGTTGATTGTGTCGGATGCAGGTGCCGACGTGACGTTGATGGGAGGCGTTGTAATTCGAGAGAGCTCTGGCGTGCAAGCTGGGGGGTTCTCCGTGCGCGGCTCGGAAGACGATCACGGCGGTGTCTACCTCTACAGAAACGAAGATTGCAGAGTCTTCAATTTCGACGTGCAGGATCTCCCAGCGTCGGTTGCGGGGGCGGGTGTGCGATTGCGATACAACACCAACTGCTATGTAGAGTTCACTGACGTCATCCGGTGTGCTCGGGGATTCGCGGCATCGCATTCAGTTGGATGTGTATGGCGAGGCTGCCGTGCGATCGACAATCGTGAACTCGAAGATGACGCAGATGGATTCGCTGTGTACTGTGGTTCACAGTATAGCTCCAGTGGTAACTATGAGCGATCTCAGTACAACGCCCTGGTTGATTGTGAGAGCACTGGGAACCATGACGACGCATTTGATATGTGGGACGGCATGAACGTGATGCTTATTCGGTGCATTGGAATCCAGACCCATCCACACGATGGCAACGGATTCAAGTTGGGCGGGCGCGACAGCCTGCGACCGGAGAATCCTGGTGGGCATCTTCTCATTGCCTGCCAGTCGCTGACCAACACGGAGATGGGGTACACGAACAATGGGGGGCCACAGCCGTCTGTACTGATTGGGTGTCTGGCAAGGGGCAACGGCGCACACGGCTTCGAGGAGTGGGACGTGGCCTCGCGCTATCTCAATTGCGTGTCGGAGGGGAATGGCGGCGATGACTGGCATCTTCTATCTGGAAACGCGAACGTTGAGGGGTGGGACGTCAGTGTGGATGATCTGCCGGCGTGGCTGAATGATGCGCCGGCGCACATCAGAGAGCTGGCGATCGAAGCGCTGGGGAGAGAGCCCCAGCCAGGAGGTGGGATTGTGGGAGCTGTGGAGCGGTTGCAGGCGGCGGCTGAGGCGGCACGTGCGCGATTGACGGTGTGGCAGGGATCGGTGGCAGAGGCCCAGGCGGCGGCCGATGGGCTGGCAGTGGAGCTGGAGGCGATCGATGCGGAGATCGCGGAGCTGCTGGCGGCTGATGCCGCGGCTGATGAACTGGCGGAGACGCTGTAGTGAGTCTGACTAGGGTCGCTACGTCTGAGAAGAAAACCAACGCGGTTGAGATCGTCGTCGACAAGACGACGCTCACGATCGAGCGTGACGACCTGGCGACCCTGGACACAGCGACGAAGCTGAAGGCGGCGGTTGAGCAGCAAGCCAGTCTGGCCAGCAAGGAATTGCCGCGGTTGTTCTTCCATATCAATGACGATGGCTCGATCGCCGTGGCGACCGGAACAGAGCCGGACGTTTGGCCGGAGGATGACCCAACAGAGGCACCACAGGACGTGAAGCCCATCAACGATAAGCCCAAGGAACTAGCGTCATAATCGAGAAAATATGGCCGTCGTAGAGACCGTAAATCTCAACAGTAACAATCTGAATGAGTTTGACAGCACCGTCGTCGATGGCGGGGATCTGTCCACGTCGGCCTCGGCTGCTGCTGCCAGTACCGATTATGGCATACAGTTGGTGATTGACGACACCACGGAGATTTACGGGCGGGGGAACCTATCATCGCCAACGTCTAACGAGTTCCGACTCAGGTTCTACCTTGACCCTAACGGGTTGACGATGAGCAACTATGACAAGATGCAGGTCTTCCAGTTTGACAGTGAGGATCTGGTAATTGTCAATCTCTACTACGACGGCGGGTACTACATCCAGATTCAGGGCCACGAGGACGATAGTAGCTTCCCGAATGCCCTCAGCGACGAGATCACGGACGATTGGCATTACATCGAGGTTCACGTACAGGCAGCAGGCGGTACAGGATCGATTGACTGGTGGATTGACGGAGTAGCCGAAACATCCATCACGGGGATGGACAACGACACGGAGATGGATGATATCTCCTACTACAAGTGGGGGGCTGACAGCGTCGATGCCACGATCTCCGGCACGTTCTACATGGACGAGTTGGTCATCAACGACGATGGCAACGAGATCGGACCGGTGGCCACGGCGGAAGAGGTTTCTGTGTCGGTGGGGCGGTCGCTGGCTGCTACCGCGGCACGGCAGGTGACGATGGAAGCCGGCGTTGGTCTGGGTGTGACGAGAACCTCCGGACTGGGCAGGGTGGCACTGGTGGACCGGGCTGTGAGTCTGGGGGCTGTACAGACGATCACTGAGGCCGGATTGGCAACGGCTGCCGGCGAACTGGCCGCGGCAATCAGTAGAGCCGTGGTGAGCGGCGGGATCGCTACTTCCCCGCAGGCTATGGCGTTGGGCAAAGCGACCGGGCTGGTGTCTGCCGGCCAGGTGAGCGCAATCGGGGCGCTGGCTGCCGGGATATTCGCCAGTGTCGACAATGGAGCCGATGCCGCTGCCAGTGCCGGGGTATCGGTTGGACGTGTGCCGGCGATATTCGCTGCAGGTGGTGTCGCGGCAGAGGCGATCGTCCCATTGGCTCGAGGGCTCGTGCAGGCACTGGTTGGTGCGGCTGCTGCCAGCGGAGAGGTTCAGATCCAGCGGGACGTGGCGATGGTGGATACCGGCGCGACTGCGGCCGGGGCGGACGTGACAGTTGGACGCGTAGTGACGGCTGAGGCCCTGGGGCAACTGGATGTGTCGGTCTCGCTATCTCTGGCTCGATCCGGAGCCGTGGCTCAGTCGGGGACAGCGGCGGCGGAAGCGTTGCAGGAACTGAGCTACGTCAGCGGGATCGTGGCACTGGGGCAGGCCGTGACGTATGCTAGAGTCAGCCTCACGCGCGATGCAGCGACTACTCTGGGAGCTGGGGCGGCTGCCGTGGCAATGCTCTCGGCGGGGCGGGCCCTGGCCGTGGTCATCGATGGTACCACAGAGGCTGGGGTGAACGTATCGATCGGGCTGGCGTTGACGTCAGGCGTCTCGGTACTGGCTACAGCCAACGCAAGCGGTGAGGTGCCGGCGCTTGTGATCCAGCAGGGGATCGTACCCACAGCTCTGGAATTAGCAGTTTCTGCTGGTGTGAGAGAGATAGTAGCGGTAGGCGCTGTACGGGTCATCATCTCCAAAGGTGAGCGTGCGGTTACAGCTAGATCAGTTGATCGAGAGATAGTAGCATAATCTGAGGAGGTCGCATGTTTGAGAACAGAATGGCAGATGCAGTAATGAGTGCTGGTGTCAGGGCACAGAACCCGCTCGTGCAGAGTAAGCAATTGGGTACTCATTATCGGGTTGAGTGTCACGATCGAAACGGCAAGCTGAAATGGGTTGACGAGTTCGATAACCTCGTGGTGACAGCTGGTCTAAACGATTCATTGGACAAACATCTCAAGGGCTCTGGTTACACGGCGGCATGGTATGTGGGTCTGACTGATGGTACTCCAGAATTCGCTGCCGGTGATACGATGGCCAGCCATGTCGGTTGGACTGAGGTCAGCGATTACGACGAAGCGACGCGCGAGGCGCTCACGTTGGGCGACGTGGCTGCTGGATCGGTGGACAATAGTGCGAGCAAGGCTGAGTTTACTATAGATACAAACACTACGACAATCGGTGGGGCGTTTATTACGTCCGTTAGCACGAAGGATGGTGGCACCGGGATTTTGTATGGCGGTGGGGCGTTTTCTGCAGGTGACAAGGTGCTGGATGATGATGATGTTCTGAGTGTAACAGTGACTCTGACTGCATCGGCCTCATAGCGGGGGGGAAATGAAGACAGTTCTCAAGCGATTCGGTGAGACGCTGGACTATACGATCAACTGGGCCGACCGTCTGGCGACCGGAGAGACGGTCAGCAGCGCGGTCTGGTCGGTCCCGCCCGGGATCACGAAGGAAGACGAGAGCACGACGTCGACCACAAGCGTGATCTGGCTATCGGGCGGGACCGCTGGCGAGTCGTACACGATCACGTGCACGATGACGACGAGCGGCGGCAGGATCCTGGTGGATACGTTTGCCGTCCTGCTGCGGGGTGGCTCATATGGATTCTGCTCGCTTGAGGATATCGAGGAGTTTCTCCAGGTCACGCTCAGCACGACCACGCAGATTTCATCGGCTATCCGTGCAATCGACGAGGCGACGGTGGCGATCCAGAATTACACGCACCAGGAGATCGAGCAGACGGAGGATGACGAGATCACGCTGGACTGCGCGGGGTATTCGTCCAAGCTGTTTTTGCCACAGCTGCCGGTGACGGAGGTCTCGGAGGTCGTGGAGGATGACGAGACGCTGACGGAGGGATCCGACGAGGATTACCAGCTGGGGCAGTGGGGGATCCTGCATCGGGTCAGTGCGAATTGGGCGGCTGGTATCCAGAATATCACGGTGACGTACACGCACGGATATGCGACGATTCCGGATGATATCGTGGCGGTGTGCACGCGGGCGGCGGCCAGGGCATACCAGGCCGGCCTGCGGGCTGCTGAGGTCGAGGCTGTGCCGGGTGTGAGTGCGGAGAGCCTGGGTGATCACAGCGTGACCTATAGCGCGGAGGGCGGCGGTGGTGTCAGTGAGGGCGTGCTGGGGGCGAGTGCATCGCGGATGCTGCTGTTGAGCGAGAAAGATGTGTTGAACCGGTACAGATACGTGATGATCTAGTGGGCGGGCCGGCGCAGGATGAATCCAGCGCCTAAAGGGACCGAATGAGCGCGATTGAGAGGTTGTTCAATAACACGTTTACGCTGTATCGCAGGGACCGTACCGCGGACGGCCAAGGCGGGTGGTCGGTGACGTACGCGAGCAACGGGACGGCGGAGGGACGGATCCGGCCGGCGTCGAGTGCTGAGCGTGAGGTGGCGCTGCAGGAGCAGGCGCAGATCAGCCACGTGCTCTATGTGCTGGCGGATACGGACATCGCGCGCGGGGACCAGGTCGAGCTGGGTGAGCAGGTGTGGGACGTGATCGCGGTGAGAGAGCCGAGCCTGTCCAGTGTGCATTATGAGGTTGATTGTCTGGAGACGCAGACTGAGACGACGGTGGAGGATGGCTCGTGACGAATTACATCACGGAGTGGAAACAGAAGGAGCTGCTCGCGAAAGTGTCGGGTGATGTGATCAACGGGATGGAGGCCGCGTGTCAGTTTGCGAAGGCGCATGCCCAAGCGCATGCGCCCGTGGGTACGGGCTTGATGAAGGCCAGAATCACGCACAAAATAACTGCGCGCGGAAAATCGATTACTGGATACGTTGGCGTGTTCAAAAACTCTGGCGCGTTCTATGCTCAATTTGTCGAGCTAGGGACCAGCAAGATGGCTGCCAGGCCGTTTCTAAGGCCGGCGGTGTTCGGAAACGCTAAGAAAATTATGAAACTCGTGGCAGGGGGGAAATAGGGGGCGGCCGCGAGGGGCGGCGCAGGATTGGCGCAGGATAAATCCAGCGCCTAAAAGGGGCAAGGGATTGAATGGGTGCGTTGAGTGAGACGATCTACGATCTGATGGTGGGGGATGCGACGCTGGTGGGACTGCTGGCGACGTACCGGGATGGGCCGGCGTTCTTCACGACGGATCCACCGCCTGGAGACGCGACGAAACCCTACGGCGTGAGCGCGGGGGAGGTGGCCACGAACCCCTGGGACACGAAGACGACGGAGGGGAGAGAGGTGTATCGTGACGTGCGATTCTACACGGACGCGGATGGGAGTGCGGTGACGGTCGAGGCGCTGGCGGAACGGGCGCGGGCGCTGTTGCATCGCCAGACGCTCAGTGTGGATGGATTCAGTGTGATCGTGGCGGACTGCAGCGGGCCTATCGCCGCAGATGAGGAAGATGCCTACGGGCGGATTGTGACAATCAGATTGATTATGGAGGAAACGTAAAAATGGCGACAAATGGAACCGATATTCTGCTGTACGCGAACACCGGAACTCCCGCTGTGCCCAGCTACACACTGGTAGGGAGCCAGCGCGATGTAACGTTCGAGGAATCAACTGAGGCGATCGACACCTCGAACAAGAGCAGCCGCGCGTTCTCTGGCCTTCCCGGCCGGTACAAGGCAACCATCTCGTTGGAGGCGCTCTATGTCGAGGATGACACGGCGTATCAGGCACTGCGAGACGCGATGCGAGATGGTGAGCTGATCCTGGTCGAGCGACTCGAATCGGATGGGCGCGATGAGACGGCGAATGCGATCGTCGAGAAACTCAGCGAGTCCGCACCTGATCAGGGTGAAGCGACTGTGTCGATCTCGCTGACGATCAGTGGCACTTGGACTGAGGTAGGTACCTAGTGGCTGGGGCTCGCGGTGAGGGGACTATCCAATACCAGGGCGAGACGTTGCCGGTGCTGCTGACGAACCGTGCGATCGCGGAGGCCGAGAAGGCGACGGGCAAGACGATGGTGCAGCTCGCGCGGTCAAGCGACATCGGCATGGGTGACGTGGTGCATCTGCTGCGGGCCGGGCTGGAGTATGGACGGCGCGATGCAAACCTGCGGAGACAGGTGTACTCGGTCGATGAGGCGTACGATGTGATGGATGAATTAGGATTCACGACGTGCGCTAAAGTCGTGTTGGGTGCGCTGGCGGATGTGATCGCGTACCAGGGTGCGGAATCAGCGGTCCCCCCAGTGGTGGCCAGGAGCGAGACGTCAGCATAAGCTCTCTCCTGGCTGATGCACTTCGGGCCGGCGTCACGGTGACAGAGTTCTGGCTGATGACGCCGGCTGAGACGCTGGCGGTGCTCGATGCAGCCGTGTGGCGCAATGAGTTGGAATTCAAGCGGGACGTGCGGCTGGCCTGGCACGTTGCGGCGTTCAAACGTCAGAAACGGCTACAGAGTTTGAAGCAGCTCCTGAACCCGGGCAAGACGAAGAAGCTGACGGGGGATGAGCTGGAGAAACGGCGGCGGGAACACGCAGAGCTGAGCGAGAAGGCAGGATATGGCAAACGAAACCGAACTCGGTAAGGCCGTTATACCGATCAGAGCGGCGCTGGATCAACTGGACGGCGATCTGTCTGACGCGCGCGGGCGGGTGAACGGTGCGCTGGGCGGTATCGCGCGGGTGGCAGGGGTGGCCACCACGGCGATCGTGGGCGGTGGTATCGCCGCGGCGGGTGCGCTGGGGAGCCTGGCTGCTGAGGCCGCGCCCCTCGAGGGAATCCAGAACGCGTTTGCGGGGATCACGGGCGACGTGGAGGGGATGCTCTCGGCGCTGCGTGATGGCGCGCTGGGAATGGCCACGGACGCGGACCTGATGGAGAGCTACAACTCGGCCGCTCAGCTGGTCGGTAAGACGTTCGCAGACCAGCTCCCGGATGCTATGGGGTACCTGGGGCAAGTGGCGGCCGCGACCGGCGAAGACATGGGCTTTATGCTCGATTCGCTGGTCAAGGGCGTTGGGCGATTGTCGCCGCAGATCCTCGACAACCTGGGGATTCAGGTGAACCTCACGGATGCTGTCGCAAATTGGGCGGCAGAATCCGGGATGGCCGCGACAGCGACGATCAACAACACCGACGCGATGCACGACATGGGCATCAAAATCAGTGAGACTGAGGCGGCGCTCGCTATTGCCGTGCAGCGCCAGTCAGAGTTCACGGACGCAACCTCCGAATCGGCACGGATGGCAGCTCAGCTAAAGATCGACAAACTTACGCAGGACCTCGACGACTACCAGATGGAGCTGGAGGGGCTGAGTGAGGCGCACGGCACGACCTACGAGGATTTCGACGCACTCGCGGAGAGCATGACCAAGGCCCAGCAGCAAGAGGCCATGATGGCTGAGACGATGCGGCTGCTGGCTGAGAACACGGCCGACATGCCGGACATCGCGGACAACGCCGCGACAAAGATGGCTCAACTCGAAAGCACGATGGCAAATCTAAAGGCTGAGGTTGGCATGGCGTTGCTTCCTGTGTTCACGGAGGTCATGGGGATCTTCGGGGAACTAATGACGACATATGGGCCCATGCTAACGGACGTAATGGCGCAATTGGGGACCTTGCTGGGTGACGTGATCGGCGGGGCACTGGAAACGCTGATACCATCGTTCGTGTCGCTGATGGAGACGTTGGGACCGCTGGCCGAGTCGCTGATGGGCGCGCTGTTCCCGGCGCTGGCGGCTGTGCTGGAGGCGGTAATCCCGCTGGCGGCCGCGCTGATCGGTGCGCTGGCGCCCGTGCTCGAGGCGGTGCTGCAGGCCGTGCTGCCGATCGCGGTGGCACTGATCGAGCTGCTGGCGCCGATCCTGGCTGACCTGGCGACGGGACTGATACCGCTGCTTGTGCCGCTGATCGAGGGGCTGGCTGAGATATTCGGCCGGCTGCTGATGGCGGTTATGCCGCTGGTCGAGACGCTACTCACTGAGCTGATGCCGGTCTTCCTGCAGATTATCGAGGCGGTACTGCCACCACTGATCGACGTGCTGCTGATATTGCTCGACCTGTTTGTCGAGTACGTCGAGGCGACATTGCCAAACTTCATTGCCATCTTGGAGATCATAATGCCGCTCATTGGCGACCTGGCTGTGATTGTCGCGGAGGGCCTGGGGCTGGCGCTGCGTGTGCTGGCGGGCATACTAGACACGGTTGTCCGGCCTGCGTTTCAGTGGGTCATGGATCATTTGTTCTACCCGCTGTTGGATATTTTAGAGCGAATGAAGGCGGGCCTGGAGGGTGTGACCGGCTGGTTCAAGAACCTTGGCAAGACGATCGGTGACCTGGAGCTACCGCCGTGGTTGATACCAGGATCCCCCACGCCGCTGGAGATTGGCCTAAGCGGAATCGGGGACCAGGTGGCGCGGGTGACCGGGCTGCTGGGCGGATTCGATGCCGGGCTCTCGATGAGTGTGGTAGGCGGTGGCAGCGGTGGCCAGTGGTCGGGTGATATCTACATCAACGGCGCGGGTGATCCGCAGGCGACGGCGGCCGCGGTGATCCGGGCGCTTCAGGACCGAGGGATGATGCCGCAGACGGC